CCTATTATTTTATCAATACTATTAACTGTAGATTGTAATTTATTTTTCTTATCATCCAATTCTTTAATCTGACTGTCAATTTTTGATATCATAGTAGGAGCTACATCTGCTTCCGTCTTTTGAATCATACCCGGAGAAATTTGTCCGGCACGTTCTGTTCGAGTATCTTTTTTCACTACCCATTTAGCCCGTTCTGTTTGAAGTTTTTGTTTTTCAAGTTCAATATCAAGTTGCTGATTGAAAACTTTCTCCAACTCTTTTTGTGCAGCCTCTGCCATTGCTTTTTTGTTCAAAGCCACTACATAATCATCAATTGCCTTCGTATTTTCACGAACCAATCTACCTGTAGAGTCTAATTGAGCAATATAGCCGGGAACTGTATCTTTTAGCTTCTTAATTGCTTTACTTTTTTCTTCATAACTAGCCGTCTCACTTTCCACTACAGCTTGTAAAACCTTTATCTTAGACATCTCGGCCGATGCATCTTTATTGGCTTCCTTTCGTAAATCATTAGCCAAGTTCATTTTCTTAGCATTTTCAGCCGATGCATCACTTAGCTTATTGAATACATAAATAGCCCCGGCAATAGCTGCCGTCAAACCAAGGGTCAATGTACCCATCAGTATTTGAGCGGAAACTGTAGAAATTCCCATTGCACCTGCTACTTTCAATTCAGCAGCCGCTAGCATTTCCTTAGCAGGTATAAGAATTTTTAGCGTGAAATAGCTGTTTTTATTCAGCATCTCTGCTGTTTGTGTTAGTCCAATGGTGATGGCCATTACAGCCTGTAATCGCATTTGTATGCGCTGGAGGTCTTCATTTTTTCCGGCAAACAACGACATAACACCCACCGAGGCTGTGAATGCCCCCGACATTCCGGTTACCGTTTGTGTAACTGCATGCAATCCACCTTGTGGGTCTCCCAATACTTTTGCTTGCTTATTGGCTGCATTCATACGGGCAGTTAAATCTCCTAATGCAGTTTGTTGAGCTTTATAAGCATCAGTGCCACGCAATCCGGCCTGTGCCATTTCATCAAGTGTTTGCTTGGCATTCATCACTTGTGTACGGAGTCTGACGTTCGAACTGGCAGCCTCATCTACTTTAGCTGAATATTCCCCAAGTGCTGCCTTTTCTTCAGCTAATGCCTGCTTAGCAGAATTCAACTCCTGAACCATCGCACTCTTAGCATTACCGGGAGCGGCCTTTCCTAGTTGACTTTCAATATTTTTTATGTCCGCTTCAATTTGCTTAACTACATTCACCTGCTCCTGTACGGCTTCTTTAGCCGCTGCCACGGCTTGCTTACCTGAATTAACAATACTACCCATAGCCGCATTCGTTTTGTCTGTGGCCGCACTTATGTCATTAATCCCGTCGGTAGCTTTTTTGCTTTCCTCGGTGACATTTTGCTTCATTTGTATGTCAATTTCTACAGGTTCCATAATTCGTGTAATTAGTTTTAATTCGTGTAATATTGTCCCCTTACCAAGGGGACGAGCGTAGCGGAGGGGTTATCTTTTTCCCAATACTTTTCTCAAATCATCTGCATTGTCCACCACCGGTGCTGGACGTCTTCCTTTCATGTAGCGTGGTTCGTCGGCCATCTCCAATAGGAGCATCGCCCAGGGCTGACTCCACATAATTTGTTCGTGTGTAAGTCCGCGTTTTTCTTTCAATTGTCCTAATATTCCAAAGGGGCTATGGAGACCATCCATGTAGCCTGTTAACTCCCCTCTATCTGACCCAGATTCTTCACCGTCATCATCTGATTCATCAGACCGCTGAAGTAGCTGGTAATAAGTGTAAAATCCATCACACCGTTAATGTCTGCGATATGCAGAAATATGCGTATCAATGTTGCCAGTGGCACTTTATCCATCAGGGTGTGTGTAAGTCTTTCCGTGCGCTTAATTTTATTTCGGTCATTCAGCATAGCTATTGCTATTACCCGGCAAACAGATTCCATCTTTTCAACAGCTTTTTCCGAATCTATTTTTTCCAGTCCATCCTCTAGTATTACCCGCGATAGTTCCATAATGGTACCAGGATAAAGAGGACGAATTATAATAGTTTTCAGTCCGATAAACCGAAAATAAAACGGGGCATCCGTTATATTAAACCGCACGCCCCGTTCTAGTAACAAATTAGCGGCTGCTAATCGTTTATCAATTTCCATGATTACATAATAATGAAATCAGCATCCCAATCTGGTTGAGCCAATACACGGAATTTGAATGGGTGTTTCATCTTACCATCCTTACCAACATTAGCATTCAACTGAACACTTCCTTTAGCATTTGGGATAATAAAGTAACCACCATTTTTAAGTGTGTAGCGAATTGCTGTGTGAAGCATAGTTTTCGTCGAAGAATGTTCGTACATTTTTGCATCTCCGGTACCCGTTACAATTCCGCCCATAATAGCTGCCATTTGTACAAATGTGGCATTGATAAATGAACCCTGAGCAGTCAAACCTACTCCGGTCAATTGATAATCTTCCGGAGAATCATTTTCATGTGAATAGGTTTCCACAGCTGTAGGATCACCTTCTACAATTTCCACAGCATCATCACGAAGTGTCAATGGTTGTTCTGCCCACACAGCGGAAGCAATGCCGTCAGCGGTAGCAATTGGTGGCGCAAATTCAATTTTAGCCACACGTAGCGTTGTTAATACTCTTTCTGCCATAATTTTGTTTGTTTGTTTTGTTGATTTATTTGTTTGTTGATTTGTAGAGACAACGCATGCGTTGTCTTAATAATCAAATTTTTAAAAGTCGTTTAATCAGCGAATAAATTTTCGTAAGTAAGTCAAATCGAAAAATAAGGAAACAGATACCTGCGGCTGAAATTAAATAAACCCACCACGGTATTGACCAGCTGGTTTTAGTTGTTGTTTTTACTTTTGATTCTGTTATTTGCTTGGATTCTTTACCAAGTGTTACATGCTGCTTATTATCTGTCGTATTCGTAGTATTTACAGTTGTATTCACGTTCTTTTGTGAAGCCAGTCCGCGGGTACGCTCCGTTACAATTTTTGATAAGACAACTTGTTTACCTGTCGAATCTGGAAGAGCATAGTTTATCTGAGTAATCACTTCCGTACTGTTGTCGGTCAAAATAGAATGATCAACAACATTCGAATCAATAACAGCATGCTGAGTTACACTCAACGAAGCAGTAGAATCAACGTGTATTGTCAAATCCGTTTTTAAATGCTCTTTAAACACCGATTTAGTAGTTCTGCAACCGAATGCCAAAACAGCAATAAGAGTGATTATAATTAGTCTTTTCATCATTTAAAATTTAATTGTACCAATCTTCCGATTGTCCCGATTGTCTTAATTGTCCCCCGTCACTTTGCTTGCCGTGTTATAATTTTCACATCTTGAAGTTTAGTCGTAAGGTCTTCTATTTCCCTTTTCAAACCGGCATTTTCAGTTCTCAATTCTTTCATGTCAAGCGCCATCGAATTTTGATTAATCATCAATTCTGCATTTTGCTTCTTTACCGATATCAATTCTTTGAGTGTTTCGGTATACTTCTCACTTAAAAGATCAATTGAAGCTTGTAATTCGCTTATAAAATCATTGTTCCTTTTTCGTTTACCTATAAACCATCCGACAATGACGGACAGAATAGACAAAACATACGGTGTCAGGATAGTTAAAACGTTCATACTATTCCTTTGTAAGTTGTGCGGTACCGGCAATTGCTACACATGCAGCAACCACATATCCTAAACAAGTCAATAAAACAGTGTTTAAATTCAAACCCATGGACGAATTGGCGACCAATACAGCCGCTGAAGAACCACCGACTTTAAAAGCCAGTTTTTTCAACTGAATAAAAAATGCAGGCGATTCTGCTTTCCAACGGTCAATAAGCTGTTTCATAACTTTACTAATTTAATTACCCGACATTTATCCCGATGTTTATCGGGAGGGGCTTGGGGTCTATGCTTGAAATTTAAATGAGTTCAACCGATTAATCCAACCTTTGATAAAAACCAACTGACTAGGATCACGCTTACAAATATCTTCAAAGAAGTTTTTACGGGCTATCCATATTTTTTTGAATATTTCGCTTTGATCACCACTGTTGATAGCAACTATCGTTTTTGGACCAACTACGCCATCAGGATCCAAACCTAGCGCAATCTGTGGCTTTTTAATTCCCCATGCACCTGAATTCCAAACCCAGTCAACAAGTAGATTGGCAATACTTTGATTGTTGATTTTATCCGCTTGCCATCGGTTCCAATACGTCGATAGGATTTTCACTACGTCAGCGTGATTAATCAAATTCAAATCATCAGCATCAATATCACCGTCACCGTCCTTGTCATATCCTTGGCTCTTCCATGTGGCCAACGTAACGCCCATGTTTGTTGCACGTCCTTTATCGTTAGGATTATTAACCTTACCGCCTTCAACGTGAAATTCAATAGGAATAAGAGAATCTATCTTTGCCATATTTATTCGCGTAATTCGTTTTAATTCGTATAATTCGTGGTTAAAAACAAAAAGGGGCGGTTCCGTAGAGACAAGGTACTCCTTGTCTCTAATATCATTCCCGCCCCTTTACACACACGGGTTTATATTTTTAAGCGGCTGTATCTTGTACAATGGCAAGAATACCTTTGGCATCTGAGCGACGAATACGGCCACCTACACGAACCAGGGCAGAATAAATATCGCCATAGTAAGTTGGGTCTCCCAGTTTTTCAAAGAAATCTACCATACCCAAAGCACGTTCTACAGAGTTTTTATGCCATGCAAGGGCAGCAGCATTATGAGTGGCTGCACCTGCGGTTGCCCAGGATACGGGAACGGGAACAGTTGCATTAGTATAGCGGGCTACATTTGACCGTTGCATAATGTTGAATGAATACAATTTACCTACAACACCATTAGCCTGATCAAGAGAAGACGAAAAGTCCCTGTATTGAGTTGCCGATAAATCACTCATCAATTGATCATACATGTCAGCATCAAGAATCATATAACGATCAGTTGTCGGAATATTCCATTTGTTGAACTGCTTGTTAGCAGCTTTCACATCGGCTACACAAAAGGCTTTACGATTTCCGGTAGCACTATCTGTATGAGCTGCTACAGCGGTTCCTGTAGTTCGTGCAATATTTCCGGCTACTGTTGGATTCCATTTAAATAATAAATTCAATGCGGCGCTTTCAGAGATAGCTTGTTTGCTATCAGCAAGTACTGAATTACGTTTATCATAGCTTAACTCCACAGTATCTGCATTCGGAATTAAAATAGGATCGGTGGTTATTTCATCGAGCGAATAATTAATCTCGGTATCTGTACGAATAGTAACCGATGCGGGCAAACTTGAACGATTTGTAGTTGCCGATACGGAAGTCCCTGCTTGTGGGATATGTACCACTTTACCGGCCAACACATATTGATCTGCATTAAATGCAAAATTCAAAAAAGCATTATCAGCCCACAAAGCTTCGATAATATCATTTTGCCAGATTTCTTTTTGGATGGCCATATGCAGACCTTCACCACCCGATTTGATGAGAGATAAACCTCCACCAATTCCAAGTGCAACCATTCCACCTCCACCCATTGCGGAAGCTAATACTACCCCAATAACGAGGTTAAACATTAATGCAACAATCTTTTTCATACCTTAAAAATTTTATTTGTTTATTTCTTTTTTTTACACTTTATACCTTACATCTGTCCCCTTCCTAAGGGGACGAGCGCGAAGCGCGGAGGGGTTATTCGAGCGAAGCGGAGGGGTTATTTCGGTTCTTTCCCGTAAGCTTCTTTAAACTTGATCTTATACAAGTCCGGGTAACTGTCTTTCAAAAGCAATTGCTTTCCGGCCTTATCAATATCCTGAAAACTCATTTTTTCAAGCTGCTCACGTTGGGTTGTTTTATCTCCCAATTGCAAACCATCCAACTTGGTAGGCACCGCTATTGATCCCAACATCGCGTGCGTTCCTTCAGGGTCTTTGTCGAATAAATTCAACATACTATCACGTACTGGTGTAAGTTTATCACCTACGGGTTTTTCACTCAATCTGCCATCTTTAAACGCAACATCCAGTTCAGCCTCAAAAGCCGATTTCTTGGCTGTTTTATCCGAAAGTTTCAATGCATTAAGTTCAGTTTCTGCATTTGTAGCGCGTTCATCAGCTTTTTGTTTATCTGAAAGAAGCAATCCAATTGCGGTGTCAATTTCCGTATCTGTCGCTTTTTCGCTTAGATTCAGTTTTGATAAATAAATTTTGTCCATTTTTGTTTCTATTTTTGGTGATACAATAAAATCGGAGAGTAATAATGTAGGGTTTTCTTTATATTCAATCTCTTTTCCCTGTTTGTCATAAAGTTTGAGTGCATTAAAGTTTTTCCCTATTGGCGTTATTGATACCTCACGTAACCGACAACTCGTTATTGTAGGTCCATCTTGGCAATCCAATACATACATAGGATCAATTGTACCTTCCAAATCAACAAGTCCGGGCGTACATGCTTTTAAAAATCCGCGTGATACTTTTCCGATAATTCGTTTTACTTGTTCATCGGTATCACCTTCATCAAATACAGCATCTGCCAATAGCAATCCGTTTTCTTTTCTGATATTTTCCCAACGTCCAAGTGGTAAGTTCCAATCGTTATGGTCATATAGCATTACCGGATTTTTTTCAAATTGGGTTGTGTCAACTCCATCTACCATCACACGCATACCATTTGTCAGCACACTCGAATCTAATATTACGTATGGTATTGCATCCATCTTTAATTGTCGTTTAATTGGTTTTTAATTGTCGTCCCCGTCCCAATTGTCCCCATTTAGGAAATGATCAAATCGGAGTAGTTTCCCTGTCTGTTTAATTACACTGCAAAAAAACTCTATAAAAATCACCTACCAAAAAAGTACTGCCATTTTGTCCTGTATTTTTTATCGTATGCCTTAAAAGCAGTTATTTTGCTTCAAATTAATAAAGACATAATGTCAGATTTAAAAAACGACCAAAAAAAGGAGTGGGCAAAAGAACTCTATTTAAAAGGAAGCTTAACGCAAAAAGAAATAGCCGAAAAGGTTAGCTGTTCTGCTGTAACCATTAATAAGTGGGTAGAGGTTGGCAAGTGGAAAACGCTCAAACAATCAATGCTTATTACCCGCGAATCTCAACTAAACAGGTTGTATGCTCAACTCGATGAGTTGACAACTAATATAATGGGGCGCGAGCCGGGAAGCCGTTTCGCCAATTCAAAAGAAGCAGACACAATCGGAAAATTGACTAATGCCATTAAATCAATGGAAACCGAGGCAAGCATTGCCGATATAGTCGAAGTATGTAAACGTGTGCTGAACTGGCTTCGCCCTATTAATCCCGGAAATTCGAAAATAGTGGCAAGTGTTTTCGATGACTTTATTAAACATGTTTTAAAAAGGATTTAAGCATGGCAGCAACTAAGGCAATGGATAAACAAGCTGTTCAGGATTGGAATATTTATTTTTCCAACTTCTTAGAATCAGTATCAGCTGATCAAAACGAAAGTGAAGATCAGCGAAAAAAACGTGTTGCCAAATTAGAATCGAATCCCGAAGAATGGAAGCGATATTATTTTCCTAAATACTGCTATGCACCAGCAGCATCCTTTCACAAAGCAGCAACGAAGCGAGAACTTGATAATCCCGAATGGATAGAAGTACGTATGTGGGCGCGCGAACTTGCTAAGGATGTGGTGGAAATGATGAATACTCTTTATCAAACGCTAACCGGAGTAAAACGGAATATCCTTTTTATTTCAAATAGTTATGATAAGGCTGAAAACCTGTTAGAACCTTTTAAAATCAATCTGGAAAGAAACGAACGTATCATTAATGATTATGGCGTTCAACAGAATCCGGGAAGCTGGTCATCGGGCGATTTTGTAACCACACAGGGAGTTTCTTTTTTAGCTATTGGAGCCGGACAATCACCACGTGGAAGCCGTAACGAGGAAGTACGACCCGATAAAATAATTATATCGGATATTGACACGGACGAAGATGTACGCAATAAAGATGTAATTGATAAGCGATGGGAATGGTACGAAAAAGCCGTATATCCAACTCGGTCAATTTCTAAACCTTTTCAGGTAGTTTGGTTGGGTAATAAGATTGCAAATGATTGCTGCGTAGTACGTGCATGTGCCAAAGCCGATAAAGTTGATATTATCAATATTGTCGACAAGAAAGGTGAAAGCTCTTGGCCGGAAAAGAACAGCAAAGAAAATATTGAACGCATTCGGTCAACCATGAGTACAATGGCATTCGAGGGTGAATACATGAATAATCCCATTTCTGTGGGCGATGTTTTCAAAGAACTCACATTTAGTGATATTCCGCCTTTAAATAAATTCCGTTTTCTGGTTGCCTATGCCGACCCAAGTCCAAGCAATAATACAGGAGAACGTAAGAATTCCACAAAAGCTCTTTGGCTCATTGGATACCTGGATAATAAGTTTTATGTCATCACCGGTTATCTTGATAGGGTTACTAATGATGAATTTGTCGACTGGTTTTACTTTATACGCGACTATGTGAAAGACCGTACACAAGTGTACAATTACATCGAAAATAATACCTTGCAGGGTCCTTTCTTCGAACAGGTATTTATGCCACTGTTTTACACCAAAGGTGCTGAGCGCGGACATATTGGTATAATACCCGACGAACGTAAAAAACCAGATAAGTTTAGTCGTATAGAGGGCGGATTAGAAATGTTGGTTCGTACCGGAAGATTAGTCTTCAATATAAAAGAGGAAAATAATCCGCACATGCAACGCCTGAAAGAGCAATTTAAACTTTTTAGCGCCACCATGAAAGCCCCCGCCGATGGACCTGATGCTATTGAAGGTGGAGTATTTATTTGCAACAATAAAATATTATCCGTTACCGGAACTGGTGAAAGCCTTATTTCCGGATTCGGAAAATCACGGAATAACAGATACTAAATACAAATTCAAAACACACATGAACGCACAACAAAAATTTATTATGTGGCTGGCTCCACGTATCGCAACGGTAATTATCAAATGGAGAGGAAACCGATATCATTTCGAAAAAGCCATTAAACAGGCTGAGAAATTAGCCTCATCTACTTTTCATGTATCATATAATAGTGGAGGGCGGAGAACCTATATTTATTTCATCGGAGGTAAATACAGGGCATTAAACCGAAAACAAATACAATACTGGCGCAACCATACCAAAGGCGTTCGTACGGGTCTTAAAGTCTCTCAGATGGTAGGAATACAATTGTACGACACACAGGGACACGTAAACTCACACCCTACTTATACCAACATGGAAGTGAAAGGTATTGACATTATATATAAACGATTTAAAGACTTAAAATAACTATCACTTTCAACTATCAACTGTAAACTATCAACTATCATGTACATTAGTCCTGACGAAATAACAACCCACCTTGGCGTTGATTCTATTGAAGCTATTAGCAATGGAGATGAAACCATGTTGCAGGCTGCTATCGACGGTGCGTATGTCGAAACTAAAAGTTACCTATCTGCTTTTGATATTGCCACCGAGTTTGCTAAATCAAAGCCGACAAATAACGATACAGATACACGAAATGCACTGCTAATCATTTTTGT